ATGAGTATCGTTTATAGGCTCTAGCTAACTCAGTAGGTGAAAGGTCTAAAATATATGCCCATTCAGCTATTGTATGGGATTCTCCATTATGGATAATAGCGGTAGATAAATTTTTATTGTTTTGCTGCTCACGGTCAGTAGCCCATCTACAGTTAGATGGTTCATAATTTCCATTCGGGTCAATCCTATCTAGTGATGTACCTTCTGGACGTTCACCCATGTCTTCTACAAACTTATCAAAATTATCTACCCATTCATCACAGATAGTTATTCCTTTTAATTTATAGTGTTTACTATTCGCATTATTATGCAAGCACCTATTACGCATAGAACGCCAACTATTGTATGTTAAGGAAGTAGATGGAGTTTCCCATTTAAAATAACCTTTTGCCATGTATATATCCTTTTTTATCTAATTATACTGGATATTTCAGGATATGTCAACTAATTTACCATTTACTACATGTTGTTTCACTACTCTACTATCAGTGGCACCTTCTGTCTTACTAACTATATCTATAACTAGTTGGGAATACCCTACAAGGTCCCTCCAATTATCAAGATAGTATGGATTGCCATTAACTATACGACCAATCTTATGGCAAATCATTTCTAGTGCTTCTTTCATATAATCCTGAAGTTCTGGATACTTGCCTAAAGATTCAACTTTCATAGCATCTTTCATAGCTTGAGTGATGCGAGCGTGTTGTTCGAATTCACCATAGTTGTTACCACGTTCAGCTAGTATGTTTTGTATTTGCATAGTGTTCCTTTAAAAGAGTTTATATTTACCGAGAATATCCCAGAGCTGGTAGGCTCTGAGATTTTCAAGGAAGCTACAGCTATCGTACTGGACAGGCACCACCTGCACATTCTTGGTTTTCCATTTCGTTCGAGAGGGAGTCTTGAATGTCATCAAGGGTAACTGGTTTGAGGGTCTTAACGTACTCTTCATACTTTTCCTTTGTAGTTACTTCTTGAGGTAGGTAGAGATAACCTAGGTCAGCAGCTGTTTTAGTTGGGTCCATACGATACAGGAAGGATACTCCTACATAGTGTTCCCAATTGTCTAATAGCCAATCTATCATAGCTGGTACTTCGTCAGGTGAATAACTAATGGTGTTAGATACGTTCTGTTGGCACCAATGGACTTGATACTTCTTATAACGTTCTAGTTGATCTATAGCTGATTCAAGGTTAACTTCTACTATAGTTCCATCAGACATAGCAGACTTTTCAAATTTTACATGTTCCCAAGCTATGGGAAACTTAACTATGACACCTTCAGTAGGTTGATTAGGGTTAGGTTTAACTTCATACCCAGCTTCACGAAGTTTAGGCAGGATTGGGTCATTCTTTCCAAAGTTAATATAGTTGAAGATGTACTTAGCTAATGGTTTATGGACACCTTCTGTAGTTGCCATTACTTTGCTTAATGTACCCGATGGCTTAACGGTGGTAACATTCTTAGGACGCTGAAGCCCAAGCTCATCTGCCATTGAATATGCTGATGTAATTGCTACTAGCTTCATTTGCTGTAGGTCATAAGGCTCTAAGTCATCCCGTTGTGCGATACCTGTCAAACCAACTCCACAGAGACGAAGAAATTCGTTGTTAAGATGCCAAGCCTCTTGTAGAATTTCATCTTTTAGGTTAACTAATGTTTGACGATAATTAGCCCTTGCTGCTAATTCAAGTGCACGATGAAGACCTGTAGAGTCACCACGAAACTTAGCGATGTCAATCTCAACTAGGTTACAGAAGTTCTTGTTACCGAGGAGAATTTCACAGCATGGATTTGAGCCTTTGAACCAAGGTGCACGAGTTAAGGCTGCTTGACCATTAACCATGCCAGGTTCAGAGCCACCAGCTTCTTGCATAAGAGTGAAGATATGCTCAAGTTCAGTTCTGGTAGGTTTGTCATAGAAAACTAACGAGTTGTTAGATTGGCTACGTTGGATGTTCCCATTCCAGAACTCACGCTTAGCTACTGCAAATTCTTTCCATTCAGGTTTACCATATTCAAATAAGGCTATCTGTGCTGAACGTCTGCTAGATAGTATAGTACCTAGCCAGTTAATGATGTCTAGTATATCAATACGAGTTAGTAACTGTCCAGCTCGTTTGTTCATTATTTTAGCAATGGCTACATATGCTGTTGCTATTGCTGAGTCTCCTGAACTAATCCATCCGTAGCCGTTAAGACGTTCTCCTGCTGGTCTGAGTTCTGAGAAGTCAAAAACCAATCTGGAAGCATTGTACTTTCCCGCAAGGAGCTTACCAATACTCTTTGCCCATGCTTCGGCTGAGTCTCCAACTTTGATTGTCCAGACTCCATTTTCGAAGGTTTCTTGGTTAGTTTCCAAGCCTCCTTTAGTGGTTCTTTGTGTTCTGATAACATCTATGTCCTTTATTGGTTTAAAGAAGCCGTTGAGTGTTCCTGTGATTGGTTTGAAACCTACACCACAGCCTTGCATTAGTAACCAGAGAACATCAACTACATCATAAACTGTTTCTACTTCAGTGAAGCTACAGTTAAACTGTGATGCTTCTCTGCGTTTAGCTATGTCCGTACCACCTAGCCAAAGAGTACGACCAGAAACTGAGACTTTGCGGTCAATCATGAGCTGTTTGAACTCTTCTAGTTCGGTTAGCTCTTTCTTGTTTAATAGTTTACCTTTAGCTCGTTCCCATAGCCATTGTTGATGTTCTTTTACACGTTCACAGATTTCTTCCCAAGACTCAAATTCAGTCTCAGCAGCGTTCTTAGGTCTTGAATAGGTTCTGCGAACAACTACATCTGCTCTGGTCTTCATTATACTGCTCTTTTAAGTTGAGCTGCTGGTCTGAACTTAGGTACTGTTTTAGCTGGTGATGTCCAAGTACGTCCACCTAATGGTGCTGTGCCCGTTCTAGCTGCTTGCTGCGCTGGGTAGAATTTGCCTAAGCCAGAGATGTTAACTTCTTCACCTGATGCAAGTTTATCTTTTATAATACTAATCATCATCTCAACTGCTCTAGATGCTGCTGCTTTAGATTCAAAGTCATTGAGCATAGATAGCTCTTGTACGAATTCTGCTTTAGTCATTGTTGTTCCTTTAGTTATATGTTTTACGTAAATAATGAGCAATACCTAAAGCATCACAACGACCATCGAGGATGCCTCCTTTCGGACCAGTTAGCTCTGCTAACGGGTAAAGTTTGCTCATAACCTCAAATGTTCCTGGTTTACCAGACTTAGCTGGTATTTGACATGATTTCTGCCAAGCTTGTGGACGAACTAATTCATAGCCAATGTGCAGGGTTTGTAGCATACCTTCAAGCTCACCTAGACGTTGTCCGAATGAGAACATTGAAGATACCCCTTGACCAGGCATGGCTGAGACAGATTCGACAGCTATCATGGTTGGTAATGGTAGTTTAGATTGGTAGATAGACTCAAGATAGCCAATATAGGAGGCTAAGTTGAAGTCAACAAAGAAGGCAGCTCCGTCTTCATATAGACGACAGAGACTACCTTTCTTACCTACATCTATGCCTATCCAAGATTTCATTTAGCACCTGCTATAAGCTCATCTAAGTTGTAAAGGTTGCTAGTGTTTTCTGTGGTGTTGTTAGAACCTCCAGTTTTACGCACATAAATAACATCTTTACCGTCTTCATGCTTGATAGATACTTGGACACCAACATCCCAGCCAGACAATACTGCGTATAGTCCTGAGCTCTTAGTCCCAAGGCGAGAGGTGCTTCCTCTGCTTCCTTGGAGAACTCCTCTGTAATGTGCCATTATGCTGGGAAGTTAGCTGATGCTGCGAATGGGTTAGCTGCTGGAGTAGCTTTAGGGGCAGGTGCAGAGCCACCAGGCTTCTTAGCTGCTTTCCATGCTGCAACGTCTTCAGCTGTGAGTCCGTCTCTATATGTAACGTTCTCAGCATAAGCTCTATCTTTTTCAAGCTGAACGCCAGGCTGAGTTTCGTTGATGATTTCAGCTGCGGATGCACCGTCTTCACGATAGAATGCTTTGATAAGACGTCTCTCTTTGATTTCACCATTATACTTAGAATACTCGAATTGAATACGAACTTGCACTGGTAGGTCTGTGAAGTCTGTTAGAACGGCTAAGTCTGTTGGAATTCTATCTTTACCAAGTAGGTGCTCTTGTACTTCAGGGTCTGATACTGTGTCTAAGCCAGCTATTACAACTAATTTGTTAAATATCTTAGCTTCGAAGTTTTCAGAGCCATCGTTGTTATCTAGCTTGAGTCCATAGAATACTTCGTTAGAGCCGTTGTAGTCTACGTTGAAGTTTAGGGAACGAGCACCTTTGTCATTGATGACTACTGATACTGTCTTGATTGTTACTGGATATATTCCAGACTTGTTGATATAGTTACCACCATCTTGGATAGATGATTGGTCTTTTTTAGCTACGAAAAATGCCATTGTGTTTCCTTTATAGTTCGAATTTAGCTGCTGAGGTTTTTAGCTCAGATAGCTTGTTAATGTGTGATTGGAGATTATACTCCTCAGCTGGCTGGTTGTCAGGTAGGTCAGCTAATATTGAACGAGCTGCAAACTTAGTAGAACGATGATGGATAGTTCGTTTGTTAGACTTAACTTCAATGAAGATAGAATTGTCAACTTCCGATAACCAAGCACCTTTTTTAGCAAATGAACCTTGAGCTACTAACTCATAGGTTGCTGTGTCTACGTTCCATACTGCATGTGATACTATGACTACATTGATACCGTTAGGTATTAGAGTGTTTTCAATATATGAGTTGAACTCAGCTACTTCCATATTGACATGCTTCCAAGAATCAAAACCTTTGTATTGACTACCACAGTTATTTGCAATGGTTTCAAATATCTTAGATACAGAGTCAAAGACTATAGTAGTTGGAAGTTTACCAAATTTTTCTTTATAAACACCTAATTTAGTATTGACTAGTGCTAGTAGTTCAGATACAGAGGTGAATGTAGATACATTGATGTGTGGTTGTGGAAATGGATATTGTTTACCATCATGGGCAACTACAAACACATCTTCTAGGCTTTGTAATAGGGTTGTTTTACCTGTGTTAGGCATCCCCGATACTAAAAGTTTAACTGCCATGTTGCTCCTTTTTCAAGCGATAGTCCCTGAACAGTAGATAAGCAAGATTAGGATTATCATAGTAGGTCTCAACTGTCTCACAAATGAGCTTGAGGATGCTCTCGATAAAGTCTAAATCGTCGTTTGTAATTGTCTCAGTACAAACACCTACTGTTGCAGGGTAGTCTTTCATTGGCTTACCTGTTTTTTCACTTATACGACCAACTACGTTATTGGTTATCCATACAATCCTAATACGATTGATAGGTATACTTAACTTGTTGTAGATATAAGCGTATGTAAGCAACTGATAACGATAGTACGGTGGAATCTCTGTAGGAGGGTTTAGTTGAGAAGTGGTTTTATAATCCACGAGACAGTCTCCAATTACTGCGTCTGCTGAACCAGCAACGAAGTATCCAGGTTGGACTTCATAGTGGATTAACTCTTCTGAACGTTGTGGCAATCCACTCGTACGTAGGTAGTCAATTAATGCTTGACCCATTGGCTTCCATTGTTCGGAAATATACTGCACATCTACGTCAGGATTGTCAATAGATGCAATATACTTCTCAATTTCAGCAACATCAACTTTCTCGGTCTTACTATACTCTTCAGCACAGAAATGTACGATTGTACCTAGCACTGATGCAGTATTGCCAAGGAATGTATCTTCACCAAGTACTTCAGACTTAAACCACTCGTGTGGCTTAGCGAAGAACTTGTTGATAGCTGATGGGGATATTTTGAACTTATGATCTGGTGGTAATATTGATGCACCAGATACATAGTCTAATCTTGTAGGCATACGGTTCCTTTCTTTATTTTATATCCTAGAGCATTAAGCTTACTACGAACAGCTTGTTCTGATACTTTAGATGTATCAAATCTGCTATGGATGTAAGCTATATTACGGATAGATGGTCTAGGGGATAAAGCACAAGCATGTAATGTGTGAATATCTCCTTCGTTCCATTTATAGTAAGTACGTTTAGGTTTTATGCTTGGGAATTGGTTGGATACTTGACGAGTATCTACTCTGGGTTGTGGTATATCTGATATAATATCTCTAGCTAAGTCCGCTTCGGTTTGGACTACATGTCTTTCACGATTAGGTTCCATTACTTCTTCTACTGATGGTATTATTGG